TTCCCTGCGCCGCAGACCGCGATGTTGTGGAGTTTGATTGGAGTACGGTTGACTGCTAACAAGCCACAATTAAATTGTGAGTAGAAAATAACCCACGAGCCACGCGTACCTTGCGCGGTTCGTGGGTTTTATTGTACCCACAACTTACACGCACTTTTTTAGGAGGTTCACTATGTATAACAATCTTGAAAACATGTCCCTTTGCGAATACCGCAACAATGCCTATGCCGTGCTTCAGGACTACCGCCCCTATATCCCTGCGTCCGTCTACGAGTCCGCGCTTTGGGTTCTTCTTCAGTGGGAGTCCACCGAGTCGGATATTACACGCGCACTCAAGTCCTGCCGTGACGCGCTCTAATTTTCGGGAGGTGGATCATGTACGGCGGTTATATTATAACGTCCGATATTATGGACTCCTATTTGGAGTCCATGGATACATTCAACGATTATCAAGAGGAGGAATAACTATGTATAAACTCGGTAGCTTCGCAGGTGGTTTTACTGTAGGCGCGTCTAAACCCGCAGTGGCGCGTTCCGTCCAAAAGCTGAACGCGGATATTGTCCGCATCCATGGGGCACTGGCTCCGGTCTGCGGAAAGGCGTTCTCTGTCAAATTTGACAGTGACCCTATGTACGGGTGCTGCACACACATTGAGATTGTGGCTACTGGCAAAGACATGACTGCGCACGTCCTGCCTTATCTCAAGGACGAGGAGTGCATGTGGGACTATGGTGAGGACTGGTGGCTGTCTGACTTTGGACAGGACACGCCTATCTTGAAGCCCCGTAAACAGTATCACTTAACCGTCAACACGGCTTCGGACTACTTTGTATTCCGTGAACGCTGTGTCATTGACGGGGTTGTAGCGTTCTGATCAGTCCGCACTATCGGACTCTGTATAGGGCATAGGGTGTAGGCTCATTCCCTGTACATGATAGCGGTTCGACTCCGTAAAGTGCAATCGCGTACATTGTGCGCATATATTCCAGCAACAAGCACGCAATCATTCCGACTGCGTGCTTTTATTATGCCCTAATTCGGGGGAAAGGACTAACTATGAATACTGATAAGCTATTCCACAATCAGGACGAAGTTATGGAGAACATCATGCTGTTCTCCCCTATGCCTGTGCTTCAGGCAATTCAGGACTCTTTCACGGAGTCTGTCCTTGCAGACATGCACGTCGAGGACGCCGAGATTTTCGGGGAGTTCGTCCAGAACGTCCGCAAATCCCGCAGGTCTCGCCACGACAAAAAAGCGTCAAGGCGCAAGGGGTCTGCAAAGCGGTTTCGTGACCGCTCCCGTAAGTGTGCCTCTGAGGGGCACATGTGTTCTGTGTATTCCCATGGGAAAAAACAAAGCCGGTGTCAGTCCGTCAATATCCACTTTACAGACGGAGTCCCGCAGGATGTTTACAATCTGACAGAAGCAGACGTTCACGAGTGGTACTCCGTCTCTACATGGGACGGATACGAGTCTATGGAAGATTTCTTCCAGTATATGGACAACATGGACTGGGGTCACATCCCGAAAGAGGTGCACTTCTTCACAGAGGCAAATACCATTGATCCCTTTGGAGAACAATGGTATGAGCCTGAATATTTTGCTATGAACGCAACCCTGAAAAAGGGTGGTGTTTCTGCGGAGAAGGCAAAAGAAGAATACCTCAACTTCAAGAAAAGGTATGAGGTATTTCACAAGTATGCAAAGAAATTGCACACACTCTATGAAGAGATGTGTGCAGAACTCCGTGCTTGATCCCTCATAGCCGACACACAAACAAGTGCAAACAGAAATTGTTTGTGTGTCGTAATGTTGGATTAAACAAGCATAAAAATCCCACCTACAGGATTGTACGTGGGTAAAGGAGAAAAAATGAATTTAAACAGATTGCCCAATTTAAGAGCACTGAAAAAAATGGTTTCCTTATGCGTGGAAGCGCTCAAGGAAGAGGACTGCGGAATGATTTCTTGCACAATCGAAAATTATGGGAACGAATTTGTCATTTACGAAGAGGATGACAATCTCATTGATATAGAGATTGATCGCCTTGAGGTGACCGATCTCTCTCTCTTTTCAAATAAAATAACCTTAGAAGGAAACAAGTATATCGTTTCCTTCTTTTATGAAAATGATGCTCTTGTCGGTGATGTCACCGACAAAGAAATAAAAAAGGAAGCAGCATGGTCTCGTCAGGTGGGCGAAACTCAAAATAACATTATTATATAAAGTGCGCTTTTATATCACCATAGACGTTGCACGAAGCCCGAAAACAAATGGACTTCGTGCAACGGAATGGAAGTATAAACACGTCATAAAAAGAAAGAGAGGAAAATTATGTATCACTATGGATACAAGTCTGAACCGAAAATGATTCAGGCAATCGCACGTATAGTGCGCACAAAGGGATGTGTCGTAGAGCATATGTTAGAGTGTGGCAAGGGAACTATGTCTCTAAACGGATTTCGTGTGGAGACATTCTACAACAAGGAAATGGGATTTTATTTCCTGTGTGATTAAGCGAAAGGAGCGAAAAAAATGAAACGTACAAAACAGACTCAGACAATCGTAAACTCTGTCAATGCGTATTTGCGCAACAACCATATTAAATCACAGGGCGATCCTGTGTTCGTGGTCATGTCACATGCCCTGATTGAAGCGAAGTGCTATCAGGGGTTCAACTATTTCACTACTGACGGAAGACTGTCTGGTGGTGAGAATGAGAAGTTCGACCACTTGAGATTTTATTAAAAGGAGTACGCATGAAAAAGGCAAACGAAGAACATCCCGTTTATGTCAGTTTGCGTGATTGGTCGAAAGTCCGTAAGGCAAACACTGTAGCAGAAAAAACAGAGCGAAAGGAGACTAAAAAATGATAGAAGTAAAACGCCTTGGAGCGGGTATCCACTCACTCGCAAAAGTACTCTGTAAAGACTACAACGGAAACAATGTATTTTTTGCGGAGTACCTCGTAACTATCCACAAATTAGGTGATCCTGAAAACGATACTGTCCAGGCAATTTTGGACGATATTAAAACAAATAAGGGAAACGTACACATTGATACAATCACTATGTACACCGAGGATGACTTTGGTGAGCGCCATCCGTTCTTTGAAATGGATGATTGCGAAACCATCTTGTTCTGAAAGGGAACTATTATGACAAGACAAGAGAAAATTATTCAGGCAAACAAAGACTATCAGGAAGCGAAACGGCTTCTCTACAAGTCCTATACCGAAAAGTTTGAGGAACTTCCCGTGTCCGAATGCGGTGAAGTATACGCAAAAGATGTTCTCACCCTGAACGAATGGGCTGAGAATGAGAGTAAAAGGTTATTAAATGAGTGGGCAAATCGTATTGTCCACGCATAACGGAAAGCGAGGTAAAAAATGCACCACAAAAAACGTGTGCCCAAAATTTATATCCACTACGGGGCATCGTCCTTTGACGCCAATCATAAATTGTCCCCCGAAAGATATGATAAACCCGCTGGATTCTGGGCAAGTCCTGTATGCACTGATTGGGGGTGGAAAAACTTTTGCGAAGCTGAAGACTTTCTAACGGAAACATTAAATAAAAGCTTCCGTTTTCAGCTGAAAAAGGGAACCCGCATCCTAAAAATCCATCATCCGTCAGATATCAATCCATGGTTAAAAGAAACGGATTCATTCTTCCATGTCGGTATTGATCATGAAAAGCTGAAAAAAGAATATGACGGAATGGAAGTATTTGTTTCAGACTGTTGGGGACTATTCCATAACCATATGCCTATCTTCTGGTCATGGGATGTTGACAGTCTTGTAATCTGGAATATGGATAAAGTGGAAGTAATTAAATAAGAGAAAGGAGCGAAATCATGTCCGCAAAAGAAATCAAACAGGCAACTATAAACGAATACAAATGGCTTCGCCGTCTGGCACTTGCAAGTGAAAATTATTTCCTTGCTGAGTATTATGACAGTCTTATCAGAGAGGAGACAGAAGAGAAATGATTACAATCACAAAAGAAATGTTAGATCAGTTGTCCGCTCTATACAACGAAAATGAAAAGAAATATGATCATTGGGTGGATGTAGTTCTAAAAGAGACCGATCCCGCCAAACGCAAACACTATGACAAGTATGCCTTTGGGCGTCACTGCAAATCAACAGCAATGGATAAAGTTTTTGGTATCCTTGGACTTGAAGCAGATATAAATACAGATAACTACAAATATACCATAAAGGCAAAAGAGTCCTAATCAGATTCCGCACACACAATCCACAAGCAAGTGAAATGCAGAATGGATTGTGTGTGTCAATGTGAAGAGGACTCTTCACAAGAGAAAATTATTTTAAATCATTTTAAAGGACTTAAATGTCCAGAAAGGAGCCTAAAATGGCAAATTGGGGAAACATCACAAACTTCGACCGCAACGCAAACAATGCACAGAGAGCAGAGGGAGAAATCATGACCACACCAATTATTATGGGCAACGCAAATCTGTTTCAGGCACCTATGAGCAAGCCTATCAGCGTACCGACCATTATCGTTCCCGAAGACAAACAGCTTGAAGCGAAAATGCTTCTGGAACAGCTTGGACAGGACTGGCAGACCGCAAGGCAAACAAGTGGTATGTACGGCATGTACAGAGACCGCACAATCCTGACCACTCATTGGGATTGGGATGATCGCCGTGACGTTACCCTTGTAGGGAGACCGATTCAGGAAGGAACAAAAGACCTTGAGACCGTAAGGAAAATCTGCGACCACGATTGGAACGCAGAAGAACATCCGATTATGGATGACATTTCTGATATTCGTGGCTTTAAGTCCATCCGCAGGTCTGACCACAAAATTGATCCTGATACAGGTGAAGAAGTTATTCTTCACGTTGCCAACGGAAAATACACCTGTATTCAGAATGATACATTCTACTTGTTCGCTCAGGAGATGATTAACTTCGGTTTTAACTGCCGTAATGGTGGAACGTTCAACAATGGGCAGATGATTTTCCTGTCCATGAAAGCAGATAATTATCAGGTTTGCGGTGAACCGTTTGAAAGTTTCGCCGTCTTGTCTAACAGCTTTAACGGAAGTAAACCGTTTGCCCTATACTTTACTGACAAACGCATTTCCTGCCTGAATATCTATATGTATGTTACTCAGGCAAAGAATGCTGTGTTCAGTGTAAGACACACCAGCAAGGCAGATTGGTACATTCCTGCTTCGATTGAGGCTATGCGGACACAGAACAATCACAGGCTTGAATTCAAACAGAATATGGAAGCACTGGCTATGAAACCTGTGACCGATGATTTCATGTGGGAAATGGCGAAAGCTGCATTCCCGGTGGAAAGCAAAGATAAAGACAAAGTGCGTGCACTGAAGTCTGTTATGGATAAGCGAAACGAATTCATGTTTCGCTATCTCGAAGCGCCTGACCTTGCAGAGTATCGTGGAACTGCTTATGCGGCTCTTGGTGCTATGACAGACTGGGATGACCACCATGACCGCAAAAACACGAAGAATTCCGGACTGAACCAGTTCAAGGGAATGCTTGGTGGTAAGACACTTGGGGCATGGGCATATGACTATCTGACTCGCTAACGCAAATCAATGTCCACTATTATTAACAAAAACCTATGTTATGTTAATAATAGTGGACATTATATACAACTGAATATAGAGAAATAAATAAAAAACAAAAATTAAAATTATTTAATCAAAGAAAGGAAGGTATTACCTAATGACAACTATCACTGCTAATTTCAACAACAACGCAACCGTAGCAAACATTAATGCACAGCTTTTTGAAGGCGTTATGAATAATGCTCAGAAGATTGGCAATAAGTATTTTGCTTGTATTTATACTTGTCTTCTGACCTCTGACACCACATACCAGAGAGACGATGACGTAAACCCTCGCAAGTTAAAGAGACTTGCCGATAATTGGGAAGATGACCTGTGCGATCCTATTCAGGTATCTCCTCATCCTGAAGAAAATAAGTTTTATGTGTATGAAGGTATGCACAGAACTATTGTTCAGATGAACATGGGACGGAACATGATTGTTTGTGAAATTAACATGGCGTTTGCAAATATGGAACCTGAAGCACGCCGTAAGGCAGAAGCAAGACTGTTTGCTAAGCAGTATGATTGCGTTGATCGTTTGACGATTATGCAAAGACATAAGGTAAATGTTCTGCTGAATGTGCCTGAAGATGTATATATTCATGAACTGTGCCTGAAATATGGCATTAATGATGATAAAACGGGCATTGGGAATCGCTCCAAGGTAACCAGAACACTTACTGGAATGAGTGCGGCACGAAGACTTGCGAAATCAAAGGAAAACTATCTTGCAGAAACCTTTGAAGTTGTATGTAACTGTGGATGGGCTGATGAAGGAACAGGTTTTATGGGACATGTTCTGTACGCTTTTGAGCATATCTTTGCCACACATCCAGATAGAACAGAATTAATTATTGAAACATTGGTGGACTGGCTCAGACCTCGTACCAACGGAAAAGATGATTCTGGTATCAACGAAAAGGATATCAGAGACAAAGCACGAGAGAAATATAAATCATACGAAGGAAAATCTCTTCAGATGGCTTTATACATGGAAGATTACCTGCATGAGAAAATTAAACTTCCTTACAGATACACAGGTAATGGAATCAACGCAAATAACAAAATTCTGCTTGTTAGGAAAGGAGCATAATATGAAAGAGATAATTAAACGCATTGTAACAGAACTCGACTACCGCAACGAGTTCACAACGGAAGAGGCAATAATTTACACCGTCCTCGCCATTGCGGTATTTGTACTTGCCGCATGTGGTGAGTCTGTAATTTTAAACCTGTTCTGATAATTTAATCCCAGATAAAGCGCACAACAACAGAAAGGAAGTATGTTGTGCGCTTCAATGTAGGATTAAATTATTTTAATTAAGAAAGTGAGGTAACAATTATGACAGCAGATAACTTAATCAAATCCTGTGCAAGTCCTGTCGATATTCTTATCATAGAATTCGACAATGGGACAAATGAAGAATACGACCTATGGAGCACAGAGGAATGCACAAAATCTATGCAGTATCGATACAAAAAAATCGATGTATACGATATGTATGACACCGATCAGGGAAAGACTTTACAGGTCTGGTTGTAAGAGAAAGAGAGGTAAACAAATGGGCGCTATTATCAAAACACCTGACGGACAGGAAACCACGTTTATCTGCTTATCTGATGCCGTGGCAAAGGCAAAGGAACTTTGCGGGGACGAACTTATTGACTACATCCTCGAAGAGACAAGTGAGGCTGGTTACAACGAAGATACAAAAGCGTTGTCCCCTGTAATGCCCTTAATTGAAGCAGCTTGTTTCTGGGATACGATCCCAAATGAAAATGAACCGAGCGAAGCTGATAAAGAATACAGTATCGCTGAAGAGTATCAATCGATGTTAATTGAGATTAGAGATATCATTGATGAACGGATCATGCCTCTGATTGAAGGAAGACTGAATCGGGCTAAGTTGTCCGAAGCAGTTTCTGATATAAGAAAAATCTCTGTCAACTGGTAAGAAAGGAGAACAAAATGAAAAAATATATTCCTGTTAAAGCGAACAATAAAGGAACTACCGACCTGCGTGTTGAACTCACTTATGATCTGGGTGGCTACAACATGTTTGATTACACTCAAAAGGCAAGAGGATATTATCTTGTTGTAACTCCTGTAACAAGAGATGCGCATATGGAGTCGTTTACCGCATTCACTGGTCTGCGTAGATGCGTAAAAGAAGTGAAACGTAAATCGAAAAGCGCAGAACTGTCCGCAATCAGAGAAGCAGAATTGATAGAGAAGGCAATGATCGGTCGTGTATTAGCAAGTAACCATCTGGAACTTGCTTAAATTAAATACAACAGAAAGGAATAGGTAAAACACAATGGCAATGATTATTAATCGTAGCAACGACCTGAAAGTTCCTGCATACAATCTGTATCTTGATCCTGAAACACAGATTCACATCTCTGACGGGAATGATAAAATGGGCAAGGGCGTATATAATATCAGTCTCCTACCGGGGGCTGGTTACCTGAAGTTTAAGGGAACTGGCAAGTTCTGCAAAGGGAAAATGCTGACAAACATTAAGGGAACTTGTGATGGTGTTTGCGAAAAATGTGGCTGCATGAAGAACTGTTATGCAATCAAATCCCTGATGCGTCAGCATAACACATGCACACAGGCTTGGGGCGAAAACACGCTTCTTGCAAGGGAAGACAGAGATAGATACTTCAAGGAAATCGAAAGATTCCTGTCTCTGAATCTTGTCCCTGTGTTCCGCTGGCATGTCAGTGGTGAGATCATGGATGAGGATTACTTCTTCCATATGATTCAGATTGCTATCCACAATCCTGAAACACAGTTCTATGTCTACACAAAAGCATATAAAATTATGGAAGAACAAGAGAGACGGATTCCTCACAACTTTCATGTTCTGGTTTCTATCTGGCATAAGAATTATAGCAATCCTTTTGGACTGCCAGAATTCATTTATGATGACGGAACAGAACCGGAACTTGAAACTGTTCCCCATTGTCCTGCCGTCAATCGAGACGGAAAAGAAACTGGTGTGACATGCGCTATGTGCAGGAAGTGCTGGCGTGTTAAGAACGGGGATAAGATCGCCGTGTATGCACACTGACAATAATTAAATATCCACCACAGAAATGTTCACAAAATGTTTACAATTGCGTGAATGTTTCTGTGGTATGATTAATAAAGTGACAAGTGAAAATTAAACAAAAGAAAGGAGCGAAAGCAAATGATTTTGAAATTTTCGACAATCAATGTGTACGGAAACGCTTTGGGCATTGCAGTTGATACCGAAAGAAAAATCTATTCTTTCGATTTCAATGCATGGAAGAGAGGTTCGATTCCTATCAGCCCAACCCATTTAGATGAAATAATTAAAAAAGTAGAGAAAGACAAATACTTTTCTATTAGTTCAATGATTAATTCATTCACAGAAAGCGAGGAAAATAAATGATTCTGAGATTCAAGACCATTGATGCTGTAGCAGGAAGTCACAGATATGACTGTGTGGCTTTCAACACAGAAACAGAACTGTATTGCAGTCAGGACTGGGTTAAGACTGATCCGAATACTGAATGTAAACTGGTCACAGATAAAGACCAGATAATAAAAATTATTTCAGAATGCGACTTCAATGGATATGGAGAAGCGTATTCCAGAGAAGAGTTCTTTGGAGAAACAAGACCTGACGATCTGCCGTTTTGTTAAAAGAAAGGAGTAGCCATGGAAAAGATTATTGTAACTAACATCAAGTGGGATACAGACGGAGAAGATATCCCCGAACTTCCTACAGAGGTCACTCTTGACAGATGGACAGACGATGAGGAAGAGATATTAGATTGCACAGCTGATATGTTATCTGATTTGTATGGTTTCTGCGTGTTTAGTTTTGAAATTCACTGAAAGGAAGAAAAGAAATGAAAGACCTTATTACACTTAAAATTAAGTTAACACCATCCGAAGCAAACACTCTTTGTACAGTTCTTGCAAAGGGAATTGATTATTATACGTATCATCAGGATACGGAAACGGTCAATCCCTTGTGGCTCTGGGGAGTAATGCAGGATTTGAGTACTGCTATGTATACACAGAATGTGAAAGAAAGCGAGGAAGAATAATGTTTAATAACATAAAAGGAAGAATCCTTGAAAGCGAACTGAATGGAATGGCAATGTTTGTAATGCCTACCAATTATTACAAAGATTCTTTTAACGCTTTACTTCTGGACACAGCAGAAGCTGCTTATGATGAGTGGATGGCTGAAGCTGATGAAGTTGGTGATGAAGCCATCTGTGATTGGATTATTTATCGTCTTGAACAGAACGGATTTAAGTACGAAAAAGATTACAGAATCTTTACTGATTTAAATTGGGATTAAGAGAAAGGAGAGCACAATGACTAAAAGATACATGAAGGAATACGGAAATGACATTTTAAGAAGAAAAAAGGAAATGTCTTATCCCAAAGAAAGTCTTATAGAAATGGAGACAAGAATTAATAAAGTCATAAAGGTGTATGACAGGGGATATCTTACCGTGACAGAAACAATGAAGACACTTGTAGATATCGACAACGATTATTGAAAGGAGAACACAATGGGTAATGGTTACAGAATTAACGTAGCACTTAACGGAAGACACTTTTTCGCAACCGATCCTGATTCTGCTTGGACAAAGGAAAAAGCGAAAGAATTATATAAAACCATTAAAAAGAAATTTCCCGAATCTGAGGGATATACAATTATGGTAACTTATTGGCATTCGATTGGAGAGCATGTTGAGTTTTAAAAGAAAGGAGATAATTAAATGAAATACTTTAAAGCTGTAATTCAGGAAATCCGTACAAAGGAAGTCTTTTTTGAGGTGCCTGACAACGCAGACCACACAATTGCAGAAGCACAGTATGATGCCGCAATTTATGGAGACCTACCGACAGAAGAATGCGACAAAGTTAACTTCACAGACTTGGACAGGGGTGTTGAATATGAAACACGTCTTGTCAAAATGGAAGAAGTTGACATGAAAAAGGAACAGGAGTACGCAGAAAGATATTATGAATTTCCTGAGTGTGTGTTCTGGAATGAGGAAGACAACTGTTTAACAAACGGACATATTGAAAGAGGTGAGTAAATGAAAACTAGAGCACAAGTGAAACAAGAATTTCCCGGTTACCATATTGAAAATATGAGATGCCCAGAATGTGGTGGTATTCTTATAACAAAATATGATGCTATTTCAATTACAATTTGTGTCGAAAATGATTGTTTGTACGCAGATTATGATTATGATTGGGATTATGATTTTGAGGAGTAAATAAAATGACAGAACTTGAAAAAATCTTACATCCACTGATGAAAATTGCTGATGATGAAACGTTTTGCACAGAAGAATATGAAGCCATCAAAGATTATATTGAAGAAAAAGAATTCATGGGCGTCACATCTGATGACTGGCAAGAAATTACAACCCGTGGTTATGATGTGGGATGGCTCGTTGAATGCTATGTTCCTTATCTGCCAAAGGAAAAGAAATTAAATATGGCAAAGCGAATTTGGGATGAACTTGCTGACGTACCTACTATCGATGCAGAATATGATTTACTGATTGATGCTGATTTCAGATGTTGGAGCAAGAGAAGTACGGTAATTGGAATATGGCAGGACATTGAACACTGGTTCGGTGTCAGTGTTGCGGTTGATTTAATGGGACTTGAATGAAAGCGAGGTAAAGAAATGGCAATTCTTACAAAGCACGCATCGATGCGAATGTCGCAACGATGTGGTATTCAAAAGAAAACACAAGCTAAAGTAGTGCGCCGTGCATGGAGACACGGACTTACGCACAGTGAATCATCTGTCGATCCCAATCTGAAGCGTTGGATTGATGGCTTGTATTTATCACAACGTAAACCGAACAAGATACTGCTCTACGGAAATGGGGCGTATCTTTTTAAGGATGATGTGTTGATTACTGTAATACGCATCCCTGAGAGTTTACAGGGATGCGTAAATCGGTTGAGAAAAGAAAAAGGATTTAGATTAAATAAATAAGATTTAAAGAAAGGATAATTAAATATGAAAGCATATAAATTACTTCGTATTCTGAAAACAGACGGCAAACTTCATCCCCTGTTTATTAATAAAAAAGTACCTACTCCAATCGGAGTATGGATGAACGCAGAATGTCACGAGACCCCCGGTTTTGCTCTTCGGGTAGGCTGGCATTGTTGTTTTATTCCACTTGCTCCCCATCTTAAAATGGAACTTTCCAATGGAGAGAAACGAGTCTGGTGCGAGGTTGAAGTTGAAGATTGGGAATCCTATGATAGACCGATTCTACAGGGTGGTGCATGGATTCTGGCACAGCGTATGAAAATTAATCGAATCCTTACAATGGAAGAGGTTAATGAAATCCTTAAAGAGAAAGAGGTAGCATAAATGGAATTAATTAACTATGATTCTCGACAGCCTTATGAAGACTTCGGGAATGCAATTATTGTTAGAGCATGTGAAGATTATGTACAGGCATTAAAACAATTAAAAAAACCCAAACCGAGTGATCCTAAAAAGGAAAATGGTTGGGTTACTAAACAATATAATGCACTTCAAGAGATACGAAACATTAATCGTTTCTTTAGAAGCAGATTATATTCATTTATTACATCGGTCGATCCTGAATATATTATTCAGAGATTAGTCAGAGAACATGCAACAAAAGAAATTATTAAAAAGGTAAATAACACACCGTTTGAAGTAGAAAGGATTTAATTATAATTATGACAAACGAACTTATGAGCATTTGGAAACACGTAGACCGCATTGGTGATCCTGATCTTGCAGACGCAATTGAAGCATCTCTTGTAAATGATTATCTTGAAGAGAAATGTTACATTATTCCTGAAGAAGATTGGGAAGAAATTCAAACACGAGGATATGATATTGAAATGATGTGCGAAGATGCAGATGAACAACATGCAGATGATCCTGTATGGATTGAAACGGTCACAAATAGTTTAGTTGATCAAGAAACAGATAATTGGAGCGAAGACAATTTTGGTGTTCTACTTAATTTCTGGAGAGGATATTATGCAGGAACAGAAGTAGATGAAATTTCTATCCCCGCTTTAAATATAGATTATGAACTGTTACTTTAATTAAAAGAAAGGAAAGCGAAATGACAAGAGAACAGGCAATTGAATATCTCGTATTTGAAAGTATTTTTTCTTATGAGGATATTGGAACCGATCCAATGGAATTCTATATTGAAACCCTTGTAAACACATCTATTGATAATGCGTGGGATGTAGACCGATATGCACAACTGAACACATTATTTGGGTATGACATTGGTGCTGAAGCAGCTATGAGCATTAACGAATGGTTGTATAATCCCGATATAAACAAAATGGATTTGGATATTGATATATTTGATATTACATATAAGGATAGAGATTTAATTAAAAAATGTAATGAGGCACTTGGTCTTGGCTTGTCGTTTGACAAGTGGAGAACAGAAGATTTTGATGTATATGAATATTTTAATTAAAAGGAGAGAATAAAATGAAGAACGAAAAACATCTTCCCACAAAACTTATTCCTGTAACCATTTACTGTGACTCTACTGGTTTGTTTAGCGAAGAAGAATGCAACACCGACAATCTTACAGATATGCTTTTCCCCGAATGGATTATTAATGAATGGTACAAGGAAAACGAAAGAGTTTTTGCCTTTAAATGCGAAGCTGAGGGTTATGAAGCTAATGCATATGACTGGTACACGGAAGTGTATACGGCTGATGATACAGACGGGCTGTATGATTTTGCTATAGAAAAGGGATATGATCCTGTGTTTGATGTATCTGCTAATACACAAGACGCAGTTGTTTATGAGAATTTAGAATATGAAACCGTAGTTGTTTTCACAGGAGATTATCTTGAATGCCGTAAATGGGCAAGTAAACACGATTGGAAAATCACAATCGGTTATAGTGATACAGAAGTTGATCTGAAAATGTTGTTTGGTTAAATGAAAGGAGATGAAAATTATGACAAGATATGAAGAACTTATGAAAAAAGAATTGGAAGATTTGACGCCTGAAGAAGAGAAGTATATTACAGATGTAGAAATTGGTTATTACAGAGATAAAGTTAGCCAGTTAAGGAAAACAGATATTCCCGATTACAAGATTAGTGCCTATCTTCATGATCTTTATGAAGATTATGTAATCTTTGATGATGTAGCACTTGCCAATGCATATGATATTTCCGATGATGACTGGTTTAAAGGAATGAATTATTATTGGAATGATATGGAAGAAGACAATCCGTTAAAAGATTAAAAAGGAGAAAAACAAATGATTAATTTTGAACCTAAAATTAGTGGTGTGCGAGTTACAGGAAGCGAAATTGATGAGATAAGAAATAATCGCATTTTTAATTCACAGTTCATTACTTTAAATGATTGTATTGAAAACATTCATCGTCAGGAATCAATGAATTGGATTCTTGACACACTTCGCTTCACTAAAAGTGCTGATGAAAAAAATTGGTTTGCAATAATCAGTTGGGACTCAATTGCAGGATTAACTGTAATGGAAAAATATCCTGAGGTAGAGAAACAGTTTATTGAGTATTTCGGTGAAAATTGGATGAAACATTATATAAGATTTAATCATTAATTAAAGGAGAAAAGAAATGAAAAAGAAAAAGAAATATTATTATATACCACTTTCTCATATAAAAACAGAATTAGAGTATGAAGACAGTTATTATAGTACGATACAACGTGCTGGAGAATTGTTCCGATTTGAAGACTATCCAACTCATAGACATGAGTCATACGGATATGTTTATGTTATGGAACTTATCCCGGAAAAACGGATGATGTCTGTCAAGTACCTGCGTTCACATATTGGTAGGTTCTCTGTTATTGAGGCAGATCAGAATGAGATATTTAAAGAAGACGGACGTTATTGGTTAAAGGAATTTGAGAAAGCCAACAATACAACAATATATAAACAGCATTATATTAAAGGAGAATAAAAAGAATGAAATATTTTAAACAGTATAAAAAAGTCAATGCAATTCCGTTTGAAATTACGAAAGAAGAGGCAAGAAAAACACTGAACGGTTATTGGATTGAAGATGCGGTAAATGATATGTTTGAAAATGATAGACAGTTCCGTTTGTTCACTCCATTTTCTACAGTGTGGACAATGGATGAAAATGGAAATATTCCTATGGCTGGTTTTTATGGAATTTGTTATTAAAGGAGAATGCAGATGATTAAAATTGGAAAACTTTATTTACTTCAAACTGATTATTCTGATTATCAAGAATATAACGGAAGAATTATAAAAGTCGAGCGACAGCTTACTCTTCAAGAATGTGATGAAGAGTGTCAACCAATGTATCTATGTACTTTATTATCTGATAATAATAAAAAAGAGAAAATACAACTGAATATTTATCCTGATGAATTATATGATCTGAATACATTAAGTCCTATTTATTAAGAAAAGAAGGGAAGAAAATAAATGATTAAAAAAGAATACAAGAAAATCTGCAAACGATTTGATGATGTAATGTGGGATATCGGTTGTGAATATCTTGCGCTGTCCGATGGGAAAAGCGAAGTCTTTTCTGATCGCCGTTATTACAATGTCGAGCATGGAGTCACGCTACAATGGATGGCTGATGAAGCTGAGTATTGGCTTAGTTGTTATTATGAACCCGGTCATTGCCGCTGTGATGATAAGCATGACGGAAAAGAAGGATATAAGATCTGGCTCTCAGAAACAGGTAAGCTTAAAAGGCTTATCAAAGCCATAGAGAAATTTGGAAACCTTGAAGTCTGCGTAGAAGAAAAGGAAAATTAAAGATGAAACTCAATGTAAACATAGATCATATCTGGGTATACGAACGTGAGGGTGGCGATTATGGAATCGTTATTGCTGAAACATACGGCAACGCACTTGATGAATTAAGAAAAATGTATACGGATATTGATAAACGACTAAACGAAGAAGCGTGTAAAAGAAATGGTTGGACTTGGGGATTAAATGTATTCGGTCTTGATGAAGTTGAACAGAGCGAAAATGGTAAAGTATTTATAACAACACCTATTTAAAAGAAAGGAATATGATATGACAATTTATATGATTTCTGGAATAGATGGTTATGTTTATTTTAAATTTTATGATAGTGATTGGGTGTGGTGTGAAAAAAAATTTATAGAAACTTTTGGAAGTATGCCACAAGCTAAAAAAGATGATGCATTTCGTGTAATGGAAGAAATTGATGACTGGTACACAGAAAAATATCATGAAGGTTGTGTTAGATTTGAATTTGGTTAATCAAAGAAGAAATTATCTGTCACTTATTTCTTTATATATAAATATAAATATATAGAAAGTTTTAAGTGACAGAAAAAATACGGAGGTAAAATATGATTAATTATTACAGTCATGTAAACAAATTACAAGAACAGATACAGGAAGATATTAATCAGGGAATGACACACAATCCTACGTTCTATGAACATGATTCCGATTTGCACTTGTACTATGTGGTGTCGTATGGTGGCAAGGCTATTTATTGTATCCCCGAAAAGGAATTTAATCTGGTTGACTGTGAACCACCCGCTGCTGGATCGCTTCGTTCGTCAAAAGAACTGCGAAAATCCATTAAAAAAATGTGGGAAGATATTTCTGGTGGGAATTATCACATAGTACAGTCGATCACGAAAAAAGGTCGAAAAGAGATTATGTTTGAGGGAGATAACCAGTATTTCCACATCAGGGTGGTCGTGAATTCAGCACTGATTCCTGTCAAGCTTGATACAAAGAAATATAATTTCTATATCAACGGAAGTAATAAACCTGTACTAATATACACAAATGATGCTACGAATAGTGTATTTGGTAGTCCTGTAGCAATGATTTTTCCTATTGTTAAATAAAATAAGGAGGTTAAATATGGGATATGAAAGTAAATTATATGTAGTTGATAAACATGACTGGAAATGGTGTAAAGAGAAATGGGGTGAGGTAATTGCTTCGTTTGATCTATGCAAAGTACCCAATCTTAATTTTAATCGTTTTCCTGATACAGATTGTTATATCTATTTAGATGGTAGTAACACAGAAACAAGAGAAGATGATTATGGTGATCGATTGAAGGAAATTTCCGTAAAAGATATGATTGATATGATCGAAAAAGAAATCAAGGCAGATAAAGATTATCGAAGATATCAACCATGTTTAAATCTATTAAAAGGATTTGATCTTAATAGATGGGAAAATTTGGTAGTGTTACATTATGGTCATTAAATAAATAAAAAGGAGAATACAATAATGAAAAAATTTGGGTATGTAATTTATCAGGCAAAAATTGAAGCACCGTTTACATTTCTTGGTTGGGAAATGGCTAACAAACATGCCAATTGGTCATTTGACCCTTATCGTTCTGTTTGGAATGGAACCGAAGAAGCTGCTGATGATATGGATTTAGTCAATTATCTGTGGGAAGTGTTCAATATTAAACATCCTGCTGGATACAGAGCACGTTCTTTGAGTGTGAGTGATATTGTTAGAATTGAAGATATGGAAACTAATGAAATCAAATATTATTATTGTGACAGTTTTGGTTGGAAAGATATTACAAGCGAGGTGAATGAATTTGGCATCTAAAAATTAAATATTTACAACATCAATTTTTTATGCTATAATAGCGGGTGGTTGGGGTGGGAAATTATATATATTATAATATTATATTAATATAAATTATATATAAGACACATAATATAGATAAATATATACAATATAAAATTAAATACATAATAAAAATAATACTTGACAAATAACTTGTATAAATGTTAGAATTTATATACAAAATCAAAAATAAACAAAAAGAAAGGGGTTGGTTATATGATTGGGCTAATCATTATTCTGGTGTTTCCGTTTATATTTTTCTATACACAAATGAATAAATTGAATAATAAGACAAGTGCTATTAAAAAAGCAATGGATGAAGGAAAAGAAACGTATTATGATTCAACAGATGGCTTTTTACATTGGACAGAAAATGGGGAAAAGGTTATTGATTGTATTTGGGGATATCAAGAAAATAATCAGGCAATTGTTGGGGATCAGGTTATTATGGGTGTAAAAAGCCATCATGTATATAAAAATTATACAAAAGAAAAATTTGAGTATCATGTTCAATGTCAGATAAATAGTGGACAAGTTTGGTGTTATGAACGGCATGCTTATAATCAGCCTTTTAGAGAAGATATCACTTTAAGGTACCATATCAAAGGAAAATATTTTTATTACCTTATCAAAGAAGAACACAAAAGTAAGAAATATGATGAGAACAGATTATATCTCTTTTGTGAAAAAAACACTGGAGAAAAACGAGAAATCACGTTTAAAGAATATGTTGAATTAGGCGGTAGTGAACTTACAGAAATAGAATATAAAAAGAAAAACGGTTATACATTAACAACTTTAAGGGGGAAATAAAATGACAGGAAAAGAGGTACAGGCAGAACGTTTTGAAAAACTCATTGATGAACTTATTGAAAAAAATTATGAATATGCAGATGCTCTTGAGGGTTTTAGATATTGGTCAGATGATCAATCTTTTAGAACTGTATACTATTATTTGGTATGCATTATTAATTTTCTGAAAGATAGAAATAAATCTGTTGAAGACCTTAAATTAGACGATTGGACACGTTACGCCGCAAAGCAAAAGAAGTTTTCTTCCAGTAATCAAATAACAAAGTATTCCGCAATTAAACGTTTTGCGGAATATCTTGAAGCAAGTGAGCGTTTGGAAAATAACTTTATGGCAAAAGCGAAGCGTCCAAAATTCGTAGAGACAAAAGAACAAATAGACAAGAGAGAGCAAAAAATCCTTACACCGGCAGAAATTCAAAAAGTAATTAAAGATATAGAATATGGTATTAGTAACCATAGAAAATTGTGGTTTCAAGAAGAATATAGATCCAGAGATATGGCAATAGTTTTACTATTCCTTAGTACTGGAATTCGTGGTTCTGCATTACAATATCTGAACGTAGAAGATATTGATTTGGATGAGGGAATTATTACAGTAACTGATAAGGGTGATAAGGTAAACGAGCACAATCTTCCAGATACAACAATTATCATTCTTGAAAAATGGCTCATCAAAAGAGAAGAACTGCTTAAACAAAAAGGAAAAGAAAATGAACATGCGCTTTTTATTTCTAATCAAAGAAAAAGAATGAGTTATTCTTCTATCAACAATGTTGTTTGTAAATATTGTAGTAATGTAACAGGAAGACAGATTACACCTCATGTCTTACGTGCTACGTATGGGACAATTCTTTATAATAAGACCCATGATATTGAATTCGTTAGACAACAGATGAATCATAACAGTATTGAAACAACAAAACGTTATATTCGTGGTAATGGAAAAGAGAATCGGAAAAAAGCAGCTGATATTATGGGTGGAATTATTGATCGTAGTACAAAGAAAAGCGAAAGTTTATTTGACACTGAAGATGAACAGTTCTCGTCATCTATATCTTTCAATGATAAAGATGAAGACGATGAATTTATTGTTACAGAAATTGAAGAAGATGAGGAGGATGATTACTTATGACCTTTAATGAAATGACCAAACAGATATATGATATATCTTATAAGCATCATATAAATCATGAAACGAAAAATCTTAGTCAGTTCCGCAGAGAACTAAAATCTTACTTCGATCAATCAATTCGATTACCAACTCAAATCGCTTTTGAGATGGAAATGAAAGATGGCTATCGGTATTGCGTAGCTATTAAGTCCGCATGGGGTTATGATTATTATATTCCCGATACTCGTAAAGACGAAGAAAAACTAAAAAAGGAGACGGGTTATTATGACTGATAAACGAATTAAAATGGAATGTCCTTTTTGTCACTGTCCACCAGAACGAATCGAGATTGAATCTGAGGGTGTTTGGAGTCTTTTCTTGTATGGTGAAACTATTGGGCATAAAGTGATTTGTCCTGATTGCGGGGCAACATTTAATAATTGGGAAAATAAACAAGAAGCAATTAATAAATGGAATAGACGATAAAAAATAAATAAAAGGAGATTAAAAGAATGAATAATCAGAGAAGAAAAGAACTTACTAATATTGCTAGTACCATGGAAAGCGTTTTCATGCCTATAGACATTGAAGAACTTGAGGGAATTAAATCTGATATCGAAATGGTTCTTATGGATGAAGAGATGGCGTTCGAGAATATGCCTGAAGGACTTCAGTATAGTATGCGTGGTGAAGCATCTCAGGAAGCGCAGGACAATATGAACGAAGCAATTGATCTCATTGATGAATTTATCAGCGACTATGAAGATTATGAAACTGACCAGATTCATGATCCTGAAGATGATGAAGAAGATATTGAAAGTGAAATTGAAGACAGACTTCAGGATTTGATTAATGAAGTTGTTGAGTATCTGGAAATGGCGGCTGAATAAAGGAGAACAATTATGATGGAAATTAAAGTACACGACCATTTTATTTTTCATTCAAAAAACGGTGATTATAGGATTGAAGTAATTAATATTAATAATTACAGAGAGCCATCAATGAAATATGCCTGTGATATTTGGGACGGAAATGGCACTTACGCAGGTGACGTTACGTTCGTAGGAGACGATTTTTTTAATAATTATGAAGAGCGACTTGAAAGGATCGAAGATTGAAATATGACACTTCCAAAATCAGAGAAACAAAAAATTACTGCTACAGTAAAACATATTACAGATGTGTTCAGAAAAGAATTTAATGTAGAAATATCTACTGTTTGTAACGCTGATGGTAGTTTAACATTAACAATGGGAGACGAATATGTGAAAGTCGATATCCGTTATACGGTACAAGAGTTTGAAGAAATAGGTAAATTTATTATGCGAAATTACCCCGGAGATTTGGCTTTTTATTTTGGAATATACTGGCAAAATGAATTGCATGAACTATATTCGGTTTATCGTAAAAAATTAGAACAAAAAGCAAAAAGAATAATAGATAATTGTTGTTCTGATTTAATTTAATATTGACAATTTTTTATATATTATGATATTCTAAAATAACAGAAAGGAGGCACCCGATGTTAAAAGAAAAGAAAGAACTGGTGTCATATTTAAAAGCCAGATGTGGAAGTTTAGTATTTAATCAAGAAAAATTAAACGCAATTGTAACAGAAATTGAAACAGAGAATAGTGTGCCGACTGGAATTATTATGGATATCATAGCAGGACGCACGGACATGGAAGAAGACAATGAATTTCTGTTATTTCTTATCTGCAATAAAATTAATCCAAATAAAGCAAAAGAATTTTTTACAGAAAACGAGATTAATTTTTATCAGACGCAACAGTATGAAACAAATGAATTTGAATTTCCTCTTGATATTCAATGTCTTCAAGTTGCGTCTGATCAGTGGATTGGTGTTGCTGATGTTGATTTTTTGATTGAATTACGCAAGGCACAGTTAATTAACTATAACGCAAATGCACAGCGTACAATGCAAAGAGTTGTGCGTGGTAATAAAGAGATATATAAAATCTCTTTAAATGTAAAGGCATTGAAGGAAATTAAAATAAATCTGGCTCAGGGTAATTTTATTCCAAATACAATTACCCTAAATATGCCAGAGGATACAGACTGGACATATGATACAAAAAGGAACGTTCTTACAATTAACCAACTTTCTGCATTTGATATATCTGACGGCTATCATAGATATGTCGCAATGTGTCAATTAAAGGAAGTCAATCCTGAGTTCAATTATCCTATCGAACTACGCATCATTTCTTTCCCTGATGATAAGGTAAAACAATTTATTTATCAGGAAGATCAGAAAACCAAAATGCGTAAAGTTGATTCCGCTTCTATGAATATGTCTAGTCCTGCTAACATTGTTCTTGAACGTCTTAATACAGATACTATGTTTGACCTTAAAGGAAAAGTGCTCAGGAATGGTGGTCAAATTAATTTTGGATATGCAGGTAATATCGTAGATTATCTTTTCTTTAAGGGAATTAAAACTGCTCCAATGAATGAAATCGTAGCGATTAAAGACCAATTAAAAAATGGTATTAATGCATTTGTAGAAACAAATCCTGAATGGTTTGATAGGCAGTTTGATTTTAAAGAAACGCTTATTCTATTTTATGGTATTGCACAAGGATGGTCTCCCGAAATCATTAACGATAAGATAAATAAAATAGAACAATTAGATAAACGTATATTTACTAATAAAGCAGTAAAAAAATCTATGATTAATGCTATAGAAAAACTTTAAAGAAAGGAGGACACCATGTACAATGAAACAGTTAAGAAGAGATATAAACAGGAAAGAGAAAAAACCGTAGTTGTACCTCAGTATGCTTTAAATTTAGATTTTAAAAAAACAAGTAGTTTTGAAGAACAGTTAGATAAAGATGTTTATAATTTTACTGTTTATGAAATATTAAACATGTATAAAACATGGAATGTTAAATCTCTTGATACTTTATATGTCATGAATAATCGATTAAGTCAATATACACAATGGGCATTAGAACAAAATTTAGTTATTGACAGTCAAAATCATTTTCTTGAAATTAATCGTGACATGCTACTTGGCTGTGTCAATATGATCGCACAACAGAATCGAATTGTTTCCAGAGAGCAGATGATTGCATGGTGTTCCAAACTTCCAAATGCATGCGACAAATTTATTTTTCTTGGATTGTATGAGGGATTAAACGGGAAGGACTATGAGGATTTCTGGAATGCTTCTATAGATGATATTGACAAAGAAAAGAAAGCTATTCGAATTAAAAGAGGCAACCTGCATATCTCTGATACATTAATTAGTTACGCAGAAGAATCCAATAATACACTAGAACTTTATCCTATGAGCGGTGATATGGGTCGTGTTACTAAGCTTGTTGAAAATGGAAAAATCATCAAGTTAAAAACAAATAGCATGTATGATGATCCATTTCATAATGGAAAAAATATTTATATTGCTATTGTGCGTGTTTGTAAATTTTTAGATATTGATAGATGGTATAATACAAGGCAAGTTAATGAGTCTGGCATTATTAATTTCATCAGACAAGCTTTAAAACAATATGAATTAAGTTTCCATGATTATTTATGGAGTGATCATAAAAAGGAAGTAGAATTTCAGTATGACAGGAAAATAGTAAGGTCTTCGTTTTATACAAAATATAAGAATCTTTTTGAAGGATGAAATTTTGAAATTCTAATAAATTCTATATTGACAAACACGCCTGTTCGTATTAAGATGAATACACAATACGAACAGGCGTTTGGTAACAGGAAATTTTTTACGATATAAGGGGGATACCAATGGCAAAAAATATAACTATGTCAATTGATAATTTTTGTAAAGAGTTTGATTCTATAAATGGAGATACAACAGTATGTTTTATGATTTCTAATAATATATATGATTTTAATTTAAAATGTCAAAAAAAGAACATAGATTTCTGGGGTATGGTAAAAGAAGGAATCCGATTTTTTGTTGAAGGAATAGAAATTGGATCCCATGGAACGATATTCGGTGTTTCTTTATGTGAAAAAGAAGAGGATGAGATATCAATTGATTATATTTTTTGCAATAATAAAGGAAAACGAGTGTTTTTTGTTAGTATTTTGAAGGAATGAAAAATTAACATGAAAAAATTAAAAATAGTTCTTGACAATGGTTTTTAGATGAGTATAATAGACAATGTAGCAAGGACATGGAAATAAACTTGCTACTACATAGGGGTGTGATGAAATTGGAGAGACATGCGGGATTTTGATTCCCGTGCCGTGAGGCGTGAGCGTTCGAATCGCTTCACCCCTGTAAGGGACGCATACAGCAATCAACAAAGAAAATCAGCAAATTATAAAAGTATCAGATTATTTTTTATGGCTATCACTCCTTCAGCGTCCTGTATAAAAGAAAATAAAATTAAATCTATCTGTAGTTTAAAAGGAAAAAACGCTTTCATCCGGAGAAGAGATAATAGTTCAAATCTATTCAGATAGGCTTTGGGACTCAAACAGCAAGACATTTTTTGAAACGACTAACAATCCGTTCTCCAGAAAATAAGAGTCCTGAATTAAATATCTGTGCCTTAGTTCAGTGGTAGAACGCTAATGCAAACGAATCATGTTTGTGGTTCTCACAGCAAATTTTTGCTTCTATTGGGGATAGAGAGGTCGTAGGTTCGAGTCCTACAGGCACAGCTGACTGTGACACTCACAGCAATATTAACATTCTATTCCGTCAATTAGGGGAGTGTAGAAGCCCCAACATAGTGTCATGAAAGGAAAAGGTATTTATTATGAATTTTGCAAACGCAATTAAAAACGAAACAAAATGGACACATACTGAAAATGGTGCAGTTGCACTGAAGACAACGGATGATGCTCTGCTTGATTATTTCGGCACAGTAGGTGCGTTGAGAACAGCAGATGAAAATCGTATTACAAGTATTTTTGAAGCAGCATATCAGGCTAGACCTCTTGAGACAATCAAGACAACTTTTTATGCACGGGATATTCGTGGCGATGAAGAGGTTCGGGGTCTTGGTGAAAGACGTGTATTCAGGATTCTTCTGAAATACTGTGCACTGCACCATCCTGAAGCAATTCGTCCTAATCTTGATCTGATTGGTGTTTATGGTCGATATGATGACCTGTATGAACTGGTCGGCACTCCTCTTGAAAATGAAATGTGGGTAGCCATGAAGAAGCAGTTTGAGGAAGACCTTGAGAATATGGCAAAAGGGAATGCTATTTCTCTTCTTGCTAAATGGATTAAGACAGCAGATGCTTCTTCTCCTAAAACAAGAGCACTTGGTAAGCTGACTGCACAGAAGCTTGGTTATGACGTGTATAACTTCAAGCGCATCGTGCGTGCGATGCGCAAGCAGATTGGTATTGTAGAATCTCTTATGTCCACTGGTCGTTGGGATGAGATTAAGTATTCTGAAGTCCCGTCCAGAGCAATGCTTATTTACAGAAATGCTTTTAGAAAGCATGATGAAGAGCGTTTTAGTCAGTTCGCACAGAAAGCTGTTACTGGAGAAGAGAAAATTAATTCTGGCACACTTTATCCTTACGATTTGATTGAACGTGGTATTCAGGCTGGTTGGGGAGATTGGCGTTGGAAGCTTACAGGAACAGAAAATAATATTGTTCAGGCGCAATGGGATCAGCTTCCTAATTACGTAGAGCCGGGTACTAACGCAATTGTAATGGCTGATACATCTGGTAGTATGAGCGGACGTCCGATTATGACAGCACTCGGACTTGCGATTTATTTTGCTCAGAGAAATACTGGTGCATATCATAATTTATTTATGACTTTTAGTTGCCGTCCTAAATATCAAGAGATTAAGGGAAAAACGCTTGCTCAAATTTTTAGCAATTTGAATTATCGTGGTTGGCAGATGAATACAGACTGTGAAGCTGCTTTTAATCTGATTCTTGATACTGCTATTAAAAACCATGTGACGCCTGAGGAAATGCCGAAGAGTCTAATTATCATTTCTGATATGGAATTTGATGAATGTGGTAATAGACGGTGGGATTTTTATAGCAATATGCGTGCAAAGTTTGCTCAGTATGGTTATGAAATTCCCACTATCGTGTTTTGGAATGTAGACAGCCGTAATGATGTGTTCCATGCAGACAAAAACCGCAAGGGAGTTATTCTTGTAAGTGGTCAGAGTGCGGGTACATTTAAAAACTTGATTGGAGCAATTGGAATGTCACCTATGGACTTTGTCTATGCGGTGGTTAATGCAAAAAGGTATGAACCGATTACAATCGGATAATCATATAGTGGATACAGACACTTAAAACCTGTATCATAAGCGCCGATGGACGCTATATATTCCATTCATTTGTCCTGAGGAAGGACACGTTTACTTTTGAGTAGGCACAGAGACTGAGACAGAAGTAAATGAATGCGTCATGATCGTGACGCATGCACAGCAATCGCACACAAGATTGGGGAACGTGAGCGTGTAGGGTGATTGAAAAACTATCACACTCAAAGATATTCGCAAGGATATTGAGCACACGCAATTCAAAGGAACTGGTACCTGTATTGGTTCGCCGTATACTCGGTTTTAATCGAGCCAAATACTCGGTTAAACACTGGATCTGAAACCAGTATAATAAAAGAAAATGGGGATATAATTGCCGTCTTCAGACTACCCCGTAACGGAAATGGGCTTTGCGTATTACAAGTATCTAGCCTGTGTACTACCCAGTAATACGCATTTTAAACTTATTTAAGTAATATGATATAGAGAAGATATCAGGCTTGAGTAAGAGGACTCTGTAAGTAGTTGATAGTGGAACAATAACCTGAATTAAATATAAGGCGGTATGATGGAATCAGAAGACATGCAGAACTTAAAATTCTGTGGCGAAATGCCGTGGGGGCGCACATCCCCCTACCGCTACTATAAAACAGAGATGAACGGAAAGCATGACTGTTTTATATTTGAAATATGCACTTACATCAGTATGATGTATAAAACTTTCCTCAATTGAACCATCTATATAGGTTGCAAGATTTAAGGCTTAATATGGAGAGCATTATTTCTGAGTTTGAGTATAGAGATTTTATCCATATTTCATTGGTGGGACACTTACAGCAAACTATAACAGAACAAGACTTGAAATCTTCTTTCTCTTAATAGTGTCCTGTAATTAAATATGCCGACCTAGCTCAATGGTAGAGCACGATTAAATGAATTATGTTTGTAATTCTAACAGCAATTATTTCTTCCACTTGTAATGGCGTTGTTATTGGTTCAAATCCAATGGTCGGCTTATGTGACACTTACAGCAAACAATTGCACGCTCCATTCTTTGCGTGTGTGGTGTAGAGGTTAGCACGTTCAATTTATTGAAAGACTCAGGTTCAAATCCTGACTTAATAAAGTGTCATGAATTATAAAGAGGTAAAAGAAATGAAAATTAATTGGTTAGATGGGTCATCATTGACTTATGAAGAAGCAATGGAATTGTTAAGTTGTTCACATGAGAAGCGTCTGGAAATGGAAGATAAAAATAAATGGGATGCTTATGTAAATGATTTTGCGTTCTGGATGTTTATTAACGATACTTACTGCTATATGCTCGATGAAGTTAAAAAGGAAGTTGAGGATATTTATTATAAATATTTTTCTTATCCAAAAATTAAGGAAGTAATTGATTGGGAAGTATTTCTGAACAGGCAAGGCAGCACACTTGCAAAAGATGTTTTAAAGCAAGAAGGAAAAGAAAACATTTGGGAAATTGTAGAAGACTGGTGGGAAGTTATATTTAAAATATTATATTTTTCATAATTTAGTACATATATTCCCCCTGTATAGATTGGGACGCTTACAGCAAATTTTTTCTGGCTTAGACTTTTAATCTAATTTTACCAAAAAAAAGCGTCCTGTTTAAAAGAAGTTAAGTTGTGCACAACTATTAATAAAATATGGCTCTAGTGTTAGCGGATAGCACGGTGGTCTCCAAAACCACAAGGTATGGTTCGAATCCATAGGGTCATGTTTAATACAGGAAATTAATGGACGCATTAATTGATGTATTGACACTTATCAAAGAGTATTGCCAAGGGAATGATTAAAACAACAGTGACGAGTATGGTGGGGTGGAATAGCTAACCACAGACAGGTGAAATGGTATGATAAGTGTTCGTGTTGTGGTGTAATGGTAGCACGCTCCTCTGATAAGGGGGAAGACTACGTCCGATTCGTGGCAACACAATCTGCGCAGAAAGATAGGAGACCAAATGATACCAATGCTTTAGTTTGGTGATGTGGGGGATACGGTGAACCTTAATCCGTTTAAGAATAAGGAGAAATAATATGTTAAATCCACTTTCGCTACAAATGGGTCAAACCTGCTCTGGAAAAGAGATTAATGATTGGTGTAATTATCAAATTAAAAATAATGGATCACATTATAAAGATGCGGTAAGGCTTCTGAAAAAGAATTATAAAGATGATAGGACGTATTGTAAAAGCATAAAAGCCAAAACTGCGGGATTGGGAGAGCCTGATATAATTGAATTTAGGAAAATAAACGAGACCGTGGTGTAATGGTAGCACGCTATATATGGTCACTAATTTTAACACAAAATAAATTTTAATTATGGATGATAATTTGATTCGTGGTGATATAAATGAACTCCAATGTATCTTAGATTTTCAAAAAAGAGGCTATTGTTGTAGTATTCCTTTTAGTAAAAGTTGTAGATATGATTTAATTGTTGATATTGATAATAAATTGTTTAAAATTCAATGTAAAGCATCTTCTTATCATTTAGAGGATGGTACGTTAGTAATGAGTACAACACGATCTACAACTAATACTAAAGAAACTATAACATACTCTTATTCAAAAGAAGAGATTGATTATTTTTATACTTCTTGGAAACAATATGGTTTTTTAATTCCAGTAGAAGAGGCGCAAACTAAAAAATATTTAAGAGTAAATATTCCTAAACAAGGAATTCAATCTACTATGTCTATTGCTTCAGATTATTTAATAGATAATGTTTTAGAATCTATTATTCAAAATAAACCAATAAAAAAATATATGGATAACAGAATTATTTCTATTAATGAAAAGAAAGAAGAAAAATTATGGACAACTCAAGAACTTTTGGAAGTTTACAATGAAAGACAAATAAGATATATAAAGGAGAAAATTATGAAAAAAGGAACTGCATTCGGTTTAAAATGGAAATACAAGGAGTTCCCTATTTTGTGAGAGTGGTAGTAATTAAATGTAGAAGCGCAGTTCGAATCTGACGATTTCGATTGTGTCAAGGATAGCTTAATTGGTAGAGCGGTAGAGGACTGATCAAACTCTACGTCACATTGATGATAACTCATAAGTCAAGCCTAATCAGTTTGGAATTTGAGTGTGTGGATTCGACTTCCGCTCCTTGGCGTTAAAGAACACGGTATGAGTGGTGTACAACGCAAATTTTACTGTGAGTAGCATCCCAAAGCAGACGTGTTCATTGTTATAACTGATGTGGGTACGCCTGACCTACAAAGAATGGGGCAGTAAACGCCTTAAAATGCGTCCTGTCTAAACGAGGCAGTACTTGGGGATATAGTCCAATGGTAGAACGAGTGACTGTTAATCACTATATGGGAGTTCAATTCTCTCTATCCCCGTTTATCATCTTCAGAGAGTGTCAGTGTAAGTCTGTGTAATGCTGTCCTGCCAAAATCCAATATAGGGACATATCTCTTGAAAAAACTTAGAACGGTTTAGTGGATGTGGCTGTTCAATATTCGTGGCAGTTTTGAGAAAGGTGTTTTACAAACGAGTTTAATATTAATACGCTCCTGTAGCTCAGTTGGTTTAGAGCAATAGACTTTTAATCTATTGGTCAGGGATTCGAATTCCCTCAGGGGCATTTAAATAAGGAGAATAACAATGACAATTAATGAACAAACACTACAAGAACTGGCAAAGTAATTTGGTCTGGCGTTAGATTGGAGCAACGAAAATATTATTCCTTATCTTCAAGATTTGGCACAAAGAGTAATTACATATGAATTTCGTTCGTCTATTTTTTGGATTGTAATTGGAGCAATTTTTATTTTAATTGGTATTGTTGCTGTAGTTTTAGGTATTCGTAGTGGGATAGATGATGTTATTGGATTTACAGTTCTTGTCGCAATATTTCTATGGTTTGCGGGTATTTGGATTGTTGGCGCACAAATAAATGATATTATTCTATGTGGAACATTACCTGAAAAAATTCTGTTAAGATATATACAAACAAAATAAAATTAAAGGAGATTAAATAATGAAAACAATTGAAGAAGTTAGAGCAGAATGTAAATATGGAGAAGTAATGACTACAAAAGAATTTTGTCAGGAAGTTGCTAATGGTTTTTACAATTCATTTGACGGATGTGGTTGCTTTCATAACGGTGAAAAAGAAACAGATATAAGTGTTTGGGATAGATCACTGACATGGGATGATATTAAAAAATATCCCTATGTCTGTTGGTATAATAAATAAATTTAAGGCACCTTCGTATAATGGTTAGTATATAGCCCTTTCAAGGCTAAGATGCAGAGTTCAATTCTCGCAGGTGCTGTTTTTATATTGGGGATTACTTTAACGGTTAGAAGGGTGGTCTTATAAACCACTAACAGGAGTTCGACTCTCCTATCCCCTATGCATCCCTTAAGATGGGTGGTTCACATACAGATTATTTTTTATATCTGGTTTCGCAGGTTCAAATCCTGTTAAGGGAGTTAAAAGGAGGATAATCAAAAAATGTATCAAATTAAAATTGAATTATGGAAAAACAATAAGTATACCCTTCCTGATGAAACTCGTTATGTTGGTGAATATTTTACTGAAGATGCGGCACGAATTGATGCGCAAGAAATTCAACAGCGGATAATATGCAGTCTTGGTTATAAACGATCAAGACTTGAGATTATAGGAACTGAATAACATAAAATAATTTAAAAAAGGAGATTAGAATTATGGCAAAACTTAATTTATCTCCACCTTGGGTGGTGTATTACAGAAAACTATCAGCGTTTTTTAAAGAAGACCCAGAAGTAAGAATCACATATGATGATATTGAACAGGAGATCAAACTATATGTTGATAATGCTGAAAAAGCGGTTGCATTAGAAAATTTACTTCCTAAAGAACAGAATTTCGGAAATGTAACATTATACATTACAGTTGTACCTGCAAATAAGACCTGTTTTGATAGTGTAAAAGCGGGAAATTCTACAAACTTAAATGACATTATTCGTATTTGTTTTAATAATAAAGCAGTAGTAGGCGTAAAAGTCGTAGATGGTATTATGACTAATAAAATGGTTTTTGTTATTTTTAGAAAAAAAATCATCCAATATTTTACAGATAATATTGGCGATTATCATGGTATTTGCTCAACACTGTATCAAGATTTGGCAAAAGAAATTTTTGGTAATATTGATGGGGTGTTTTTCTGTACTGATAATGAAATAGAACTTGGAAATGCATGGCTTTGAATTATGGATTAAAGGCTGTGAAGCTAACAGAACTCTAGTGTATTGTTTAGGGGGCTGTGGCAACACAGCCTTATATAAAACACAAAATGAATACTGGTATAAAAATAATCGATTTTATACTGAGCCTGTGTATCATGTATGGAAAGATGGTGAAAGAATTTACTGTGGAATGAATAGAAATGAAGCTTACTTTAAATGGGAGGCACAATTAAATGGGGACAAGAAGTACAATTAGTTTTATTGAAAGAGTTCATGCAGGTGATTCAATAGTAGCACAGATATATCAACAGTATGACGGTTATTTGGAAGGTGTTGGCAAATCACTAGCTGAATGGCTGATGCCCAAAATCATGGTAAATGGCATCCCTGATTATGAACATGATTATGCAAATGGGATTGGAGATCTGGCTGCACAATATGTCCATGATTTTAAACACAGAATTGGTTATTTGTATTTGTATTCCCCTGAATGGGATGCCGAAGATTGGTGTGATTACAATTACAAAGTAATTCAAACTGTGAGTAAGAATGGTTATACTGGAAATGCAGATGATGTATTGATTATCGTTGTCACAAATTGGAATAATGAAGAACCATTATTTGTAGGCAAACCTAGTGAATTACTGAAGTTTATTGAGGAACATAGAGATGAAGATTATTAATTAAAGAAAGGGGTGATGATTAATGGAGAATGTACAGTTATATAATGCAGATTGCTTTGATATTCTTCCATCTATTCCAGATGAAAGTGTTGATATGATCCTGTGCGATCCCCCATACTAACGGAACCACTAAAAATAAATGGGATACGGTATTAGATTTAGGCAAGATGTGGACTGAGTGCGAAAGAATTATCAAGCCACGGGGGGGGGTACTCTTTTTCAGTCAACAACCTTTTACAAGTAAATTGATAATGTCAAATCCTAAATTGTTTAAATATGAGTGGATTTGGGAAAAACCTATGGCAACAGGTTTTCTTAATTCTAAACACGCACCAATGAAATGTCATGAAAATATTTGTGTATTTTCTAAAGGTGCTGCTGCTCCAGTAAAAGACCCCAATCGTGCTATGTATTATTATCCTCAAATGGGTACAGGCGATCCTTATGTGCGGATAAGGGGTAGTAGAGATAAGAAGACATACGGCGATTTTGGAGAAAATACAACAATATCAAACGGAACTCGATACCCTAGAGATGTATTTGTATTTAAGCATCCTAAAGATAAAGTCCATCCAACTGCCAAACCTGTTGAATTATTAGAATATTTGATTAAAACATACACGCTAGAGGGAGAAACGGTTTTAGATTTTTGTATGGGGGCTGGAAGCTGTGGAATTGCCGCTATGAATACTGGTCGGAATTTTATCGGCATCGAATTAGAAAAGAAATATTTTAATATTGCGGAAGACAGGATAGTAAAGGCGAAATTAGCTATTGACAAGTGATAATTAAATGATTAAAATATAGATAGACGTTGAGAGATAACTAATTTATCTCTGATGTACTCTATAGAAAGGAAGTTATTAATATGGAATTGATTCAGTGTAAACACTGTGATCATTCCTTTTCATTACAAGATAAGGGGGTAGAGACATGGTGGAACGATAGTGGTTCATGTAGTGCTAAATTATGCATGTGCCCAAAATGTAAACAAATAAATATAATTAAATACGAAACTTATTGGACAGAAGATATTAACAATGATGAAAGATTATTTTATTAAAGGAGATGATTATTATGCCATGTGAAGGAACGCCTATGAAAATTTCAGAAATGTATATTATGAATATGGATACAGGAAAAGTAATTGGTAATGCAATTAGTAATTGTATTGGATCGCTTACTTGTCAGCCAGTTTTTCATACAATTCATAAAGTGCCAGAAATTATTGATGTAAAAACTATCAATAATAAGGTCGTAATCGTAACATTTATCGATGGTACTCAGACTAAAGCAGTATGTGATAAAGATGATACATTCAATCTGGAAGTTGGAATTGGAATTTGCATTACCAAACGTCTTATGAGTGATGATGAGCAGACTGGTAATTCAATGTTTAATAAATCAATTAAAAATGCTCTTAAAGTAATGAAGCGGAATGAGCAGTTAGAAAAAACTCGTAAAGAGATTGAAGAAGAAGAGAAGCGAATTGCAGATAAGATTAAACGTAAGAAAGAAAAGCGTGCGGAGAAGCGTAGACAGAAGAAAATTCAGATGATGGCTGATGCAATCCTGCTTGCTAATAAAATGAAAACAGAAAACAACGACTAATTAAACAAAGGAGAAAAAGATTTATGGCAGAAACAAGAGACACACATCTTAGACAGGCAAACACAAAGGCAACAGCAGTAGGACTTCTGACAGATAAGAAGCTTGAGATTAAGACAGACCCCAAAAGTGGTGAGAAGCATATTGAGGGTACTGTAACTGTTAAGACTAGCGATAAGAACTTTGTAACTTTCACTGTTTATTCCAAAGAGAAGAAAAATGATAAAACCGATAATAAAGCATATGCAGGACTAGTTACTGTAATGAATGAATTCCAGTCTGTGGCAGATGTTGGCGATGATAGTGCGGATTATATTCGTGTCAATGGTCAGCTGAATCCTTATAGGGGACAGAACGGCAACGAAATTATTGGATATCGTGGTAGCTTCTTTAACAGGATTCGTAATGTTGATAACGTAGTACCCGATGCTTCCTTTGAAGTGGAAATGTTCATTCAGAGCATGGTTCCTGAAATGGGCAAAGATGAAGACGGTGAAATGACCGAAACAGGCAGACTCAAGATTACAGGTTGGGTGCCGACATACAATGGAATTGAGCCTGTTGATCTGATTGTCCCTGAAGATTTGGCTGACGCTTGTGATAACACATATGAACCCGGTCAGACAGTTGAATTTTATGGTGATATTGTTAATAACAGTATTGAAGAGATTATCGAGAAGCCTGTTGCTTTTGGTAAACCTAAAAAGGAAGTGCGTAGAAGCTTTGTTAATGAACTGATTGTAACTGGTGGTTCTAGTCCTTATGAGGGTGATGAAGAGACAGATAAAGATCATGTCCCTTATGACAGAGACGCAATTAATGCGGCGATTACTGAAAGAAATATTGCGATTGAGGAAGCTAAGAATAAGGCTAAGAATGGCGATGCAAATAGTGGCGTTGGTAGAAAAAGCATGCCTAGTGGAAAAGCACATGGACGTACATTGGCAATAGATATGTAATTATATAATACACGTTTGTCCCTAATAATGTATATTATTGGGGACAAACGATAATAAATAAGGAGAAATAATTTATGGCTGTAACAGTAGATATTTTTAATCCACAAAAAACAGTAATTGCAAAAGGGCTTGCGGGAAAATCTGCTCTTATTTTCGGATCAAACTCAACAGGAAAAACTGCTCAGGCAGTTCGTATGCCAAAGCCTTTTGTAATTGCAACTGAAAGTGGTCTTAATGCAACAAGTGGTGTTAGTTATATTCGTGTTAATGCATGGGCTGATTTGAAGAAGATTGTAAAACAGCTTACATCAAAAGCTACAAAAGATAAGGCTCGTGAACTTTATGATACAATTATTATTGACGAGCTTTATGCAGCGGCTCTGCTTTGTCAGGAATATATTCAGACAGTTATTGGTAAGGGTGCTCTTACGCTTGGAGATACTATTGATGGTGGAAAAATCAATCTTTATCAGGCATATGAAAAAGAGTTTTTTAAGACTGTAAATACACTTCTTTCTTGTGATTATACTGTAATTTTCATCGGGCACGCACAGGAAAAAGATGGGAAAATGTACCCTAAAGGCGATAAGCGTTCTGTTGATCCTGTTCGAGATTTTGTTGATTATGTTATTTATGTCGAAAGCAATGGTGTAGACGAAGACGGTAAAGTAATTCCTTCTTCCGCATATCTCGCTGAAACTGATAGGTATTTTGCTCGTTCAAGATTTGATACGACTCCTACATATCTGCCTGTATGGTCTGCTGAAGCATTCGAAGAAGCAGTAAATATTGGAATTGAAGGTATGGAGAAGAAAACTGGTGTCAAAGCTGTAACATATCAAGAACAGAAAGAACAAAATACCACCGAAACATATGATTATGATGAAACGATGGATGCTCTTCAGGAAGTTGGACAGAGATTTGCGTCAGCAGGTAAGATGGAAGAACTTACAGAAATTGTTGAACAGACTCTTGGTCGTGGTGGTAAGGTATCTGAATGTTCTAAATCTCAGATTCAAGCTATGGTAATTATTCTTGATGATCTTCGTGAACGTGCGGATGAGTTGGGAATTTAAATAAATAAAATGTAACAATAATTAATTAATATGTAGTCTCTCAAATGAATAACAATCATTCATTTGAGAGACCTTTTTAGCAGATCGTAAAAATGATTAATATAAATAATATGCAGTGGGGGTTCAATGGTCAGCCCCCACCACAAGATTTATTTCAGGAGATGCGTAAAATTTGTGTTTCACATCCTGAATGTAAAGATTGTCCTTATATCGGACAACAAGTGCAAATGAAAGACGCTATACAAATTTGTGAAATTGGAATAAATAAACAAAAACAAGGAGATGAATGATATGTGGCATTCAATTAATATGGACGCTTTTAACCCATATTTATCATATGAAACAAATCGTAAAAATGGTGTAAATTTGCCTGAAGAATGGATGCCTGTTTTAATTTACGATCCAGAAGATTCAAAAGTTGGATATTTTGTTGGTAGGTTTTATCAGGCATTTGATTTGTGTTGTTCAACACGCTTTGGATGGGATTATTCATCAATTGGGCATTTAAAATGGCAAGAAATTGATTGTTATAGAGAGGAAGAATAATATGAGTCATTTTGCAGTATTAGTTTTACATGAAGAAGATCAGCCGATTGCAGAGTTGCTTGCACCTTATGACGAGAATATTGAAGTAGAGCCTTATATTAAACGAACTAAAGAAGAGGCTATTAAAGAATTAGAAAATGAAAAATATTATAATTTTCAATATATAGACGAACATACTAGTGAACAGGAATACAGAGAATTGGCAGAAGACTGGTTTGGGCATGCACCAGATGAAAATGGAAATATTCTTTCAACGTATAATCCTAAATCTAAATGGGATTGGTGGGTGGTAGGTGGACGTTTCAGCGGATTGCTTTCTATTATTCCGACAGCACTTGATGGCTATCATGGAGCAGATGCTGTTGACAGTGCTTTTGTACGTCATGTCAAATGGGTGCAGCCACTTGACAAAAAAGAAAGAGAAGATATAATTAAATGGTGGAATGTGAATGTTGAAGGTGCTGAAGGAGAAAAGGATAAGTACTTTTTCTATAACCCTGAATATTACAAAAAGCGTTATAAAGATGTAGAAACGTACATCAAAACTCAGGAACTTCCCTGTTATCATGCGGTCATAACTCCAGATGGCATCTGGCATGAGCCGTCTAAAATGGGTTGGTTTGCTTGTACAGACGGTGATCCTGCCGATGAACTTGAATGGGATCTTCACTTCAAAGAGCGCTTCATTGATACAGCTGAATTTGATTGGGTCGCAACTATTGTAGATTGTCATATTTAAAAGAGGTGATATTTAAATGGCTAAAGGAAGAAAGCGAGTATGTGTATTATGTGGATTAACGATTGAAGATAATAATGATTCTGTACCTTATAAGAAGCGTTATGCGCATACTGCTTGCTTCCGTGCAGCCGCTAAAGCAATTCATGTAGATAAAACCGAAAAGGTTAAAAAGAAAGAAGTTGAAAAAAAGATTAAATCTACTTCAAAGCCAAAAGCCGAATTAAAAGATGCTCTTTCTGATGAAGAGTATGTGCAGAAAAATTTGTATTATGATTATATCTGCAAAACTACAGGAATTGCGGAGCTTCCTGCAAAAGTTTATGCACTGACAGAAAACTATATTAAAAAATATAACTTTACATTCCAAGGTCTTTATGCTACACTGACTTACATGCACAATATTCTTGAAAAAGAGTTTGGAGAGGATATTGTAGGACTTATTCCATATTACTACACTGAAGCACAAGCACATTATAAAGCTGTTAAATCTGTGGGTGATAGAAATAAGGACATAAGTACTGAGGGAATGTATAAGAAAAAGACTGTTTATATTGATCCTAAACAAAAGAAAATTAAACAGTTAGATATTACAACAATTGGGGGATAATTCATGTATGAGACATTAACAGATAAGAGAGCAATCCTGAATACTATTGGATGTTTGATGCTCGACCCCACTTTAATAGATGATATTGATCGTCCACTAGATAGAACAGATTTTGATACTGAAGCATTATATGAATTATTATATGTTGCCATTTTTAATTCATATATGCAAGGTGTTAAAGATATAAATGAATTTACTATAGATTCGTATCTTTCTTCTTATAAAGAGCAGTATGAGATTTTTCAGACTAATGATGGTTTAAATTATCTTGCAAGTGCACGAGAGATGAGTAGTCTTGATAATTATGATTATTATTATCATCGACTTAGGAAATATTCTCTGCTTAGATATTATGAGAAGAAAGGCTATAATACAAAATCAATATTTGATCCAACTGTAGGTGTAGAAGAAC